GCGGTAAGACCGTGGGCAACGCCGGAGGAGGTCAGGGAGTATTCTGATATAAAAGCGGTTCAGGAAAGAACAGACGAACGTATTGCCGTTGATATTTCAAGAGCCGAGCAATACGTTATTTCTTATACAAACAACGATTTTTCAGGATATGAGAGAATACCTCAGAATGTTAAAACAGCCGTAATTCTTTTAGCAGAGGCTTACGGCTATAATACGGTTGTTTCATCTAAGGAATTTAAATCGGAAACCTTTGACGATTATAGTTATACTGCCGAAAGCAAAGAAATACGAGCTGAAAATCTTGACGTAGAACCGCTTCTAAAGGAATACATAAGGGTTAAGCCTAAAAATGGAGTAATCATGCGGTTAAGGAGGCTTTGACATGGCTTTAGCTGATTTCTTAGACCATAAATGCGATATATATCATTTGATACAGTCTAAAGACTCTCCCGGTTATGGTCTGCCGGATTCTCCGGTTTTTAATTATAATAATAAGCCGGATGAAAAAGAAATACCCTGTCATTTCGGAATCGAATCGCTTGACGCCGAAACCGAGCAGAAACAGCCGCAGAACATTCTAAGGGAAAAAATAAAACTGACGTTGCCGGCCGGGACAAACATTCGTATAAATGACAGGATTGTCGATTGTAATTCAGGACTTGAATATACCGCAGAAAGGCCCAGAAATATTCGTGGGCATCACATTTTCGTATATATAAAGCGAATAAAGGAGCAGGAGGCGCTTTAATGCTTGAAGCGGATGAAATGAAAGAGTTCTTTGAAAAGTGCAGAAGAGCGGGAAACGGTGTGTTTAAACGGGAACTTTCACTGTTTCTTGAAGGTATCGGTCTTGAGTTTCTCCGTATTATCGAGGACGAGATAATACGGCTCAAGGTTATGGATACAAGGCTTCTACTCAATAGTTTTCATAAAGGAAGCAGTGGAACCGTTTGGGAATTGTCTGACGACGGTCTAACTCTTGAGGTTGGAACTAATGTCGAATATGCTTCTTATGTAAACGACGGTCACTGGACCTGTAAAAAGGGCGAGAAAATGAGGTTTGTTCCGGGTGACACCATTCTTGACGAAACAGGAAAAATAATTTCATTTGTTTATAACAAAAATGCAAAATCAGGCATGATGTTGAAACAAAACTGGGTCAAGGGGGCGCATTACTGGGAAAGCGGGCTTAGAATTTTGGATAAAATGCTGCCCGGATTGATTGAAGCTAAGCTTCAGCAATGGATTAACAGTTATTTTGGTTAGGGGGACATATGCTTGAAAAAGAATTTGCAGCGGTGATAAGGGTTATACTTGATTCTGCGGGTAGTCCTGCTCCGTATTATCATAATATTCCGGAAAGCTTTATTGTTCCGTCAGTATTTTTTCCGTCGCCGGAAATAGAGTTTAAACCGGATACACTGAGCTCTTACGGTTCTGAATATATATTGTATGTAAATTTCTTTCACAGTACAACAGAGCTTGCCTATGAGCTTGCAATGCTTGTTTATCATGATATTGTCCGTAGACGTCGACTTATCCCTTTAATTGATTCAAACGGGAAAAAGACCGGCGAATTAATGCGGATAAATAATATAAATGTAAAAAAAGTTGACGAATGCGCATATCAGCTTCAGCTTGACTGGATAAGTCGAACACCGTATACGTGTGAAGAGGCGGAGCTGGTGGAGTTGTTCTATATTAACGGAGGTAAATTATGACAAAAAAAGAAGAAGTAAAATCCCAATCTGCGACGGCAGACCCGCCGCAGACTAAGTATTCTATTGAAAAGCTGAGGGGAAATTGCTTGAAGCTTTTCGGAATATCCCAAAGTACTTTTGACGGGGCGTCGTACGGTCTGACCGGAAAATATACCGTCGCAGAAATGAAATCTGTTATAACAAAATGGCAGAACAAGGAGGTAAAATAATGGCGGGAGGAACATTTGATAAATCGGTCGGAAAAATAAGACCGGGAACATACATAAATTTTGAATCTGCAAATCAGCAGTTATTAGGAACATCCGATAGAGGAACAGTATTGATACCTCTTGTTAATCATTCGTACGGTCCCGAAAAGGAGTTTATCACAATATCCGGTGATTCAGCTGATTCTGCTTATGAAAAACTCGGCTACAGCGTTTACGATGATAACCCGTCTATGCTCTTGATTAGGGAAGCGTTTAAGTGCGCGCAGACAGTTATTGTGTATATCGTAAAGGGCGGCGCCAAAGCGTCCGGTTCGGGAGGAGGACTTACTGCGGAGGCAAAATACGGGGGCTCAAGAGGAAATGACATCAGTTATTCGGTAGCAGCTAATCCCGTATCGGGATTTGACGTCACGGTTTACCTCAGCGGCTCGCCTAAAGAACAGTTTGAGGGGATTTCTGAGGCGGCGGCTCTTTCAGAAAGCAATTATATTGTTTTTTCAGCAGCCGAATCGGCGGAACTCGAATCGGTTGCAGGAGTAACCTTAACCGGAGGAACAGATTCTGTTGCGGCAAATTCCGACATATCTGACTTTCTTGATGATATGGAAAGCGTTAATTTCAATACTCTGGCGTTTCCTGTAACAGAAGAATCGCTGCTTGCGGCTTGTAAAACTAAAATACGGTACCTGCGTGAAAATGTAGGGCGTGGAGTAAAAGCTGTTGCAGCAGATTATAAAGCTGATTATGAGGGTATTATTAACGTAACAAATTCAGTTGTCATTAACGGGGTAACGCTTACTAATGCTCAGGCTACCGCATGGGTTGCGGGAGCAGACGCTTCTGCCGGCAATACTCAAAGTAATACCCAGAAAATTTATGTCGGAGCTGAAAAGGTTGCCGCTCCGAAAACCCATGAGCAGGCTGTTGCAGCTATTCAAAACGGCGAGTTTTTCTTTTCGTATTCTGAAAGCGGAGATGTCGTTGTGGAATATGATATTAACAGTCTCATTACTTTTACAGAAAAGAAAGATAAATCTTACAGTAAAAACCGAGTGCTGAGGGTATTAGATACATTCGCAGAAAATATTAGAGCGAATTTCCCTCCGAATAAGTATAACAATAATGAAACAGGCTGGGATATTATGGATGGTATGGGTAGAGCCATTCTGAAGCAATTTTATGAAGCCGGCGCAATACAGAACGTTGACTACAGCTCTGACTTTGCGGTTGACAGAGGAATAAGCAAGGGAGACAGTACTTATTTTAACGTTGCTATAGAGCCTGTTGACAGCGCGGAAAAGCTTTATTTTACTATTAAAACAAGATAAGGAGGTATAAATCGTGTCTGATTATAACAAAAAACCTATTGTTCTTACAGAAGGAAAAGTATTTATAGACGGCGAGGAAATTTTTGACTGTGTAAAGTGCGAGATTAAATTTACACCGGAGACATATACAGGAAAGGTATTAGGGGAGCGTTCCCCTAGTACAAGATGGAAAGGCTTTACTATAACTGGAACGATAACGCGGAGACGGTCTACTCCATTTTTAAAGGAAATAGTACAGAGATACCAAAAGGACGGAGTGGAGCCGGAGTTTACTATTCAAGGCGTAATGGACGATAAAGGCTCGGACTATTACAGAGATTATGGCTCGGATACAATAACGGCGGTAGGCTGCATATTTACGGGGGACATTATACTTACATCCCTTGACAGTAGCGGGGACGTTGTTGACGATTCGATTTCATTCAATGCTAAGGACATTATAGTTTAAACATAAATTGACAAAAAAAGACACCCGTGGTATAATAACCGTATGGGTGTCTGCATAAAACGGTAGGCGGTTTCTCCCTGACAAGGGAGGTGATAACAATGACATTATCGGAACTTATCCAGTTCGTAACAATGCTAACTTGTGTTATCACTCTTGTTTATAAGGTCACAAAAGACATTTTTAACAAGAAATAATTTCTTTACATAAAAAAGAAATACCGCCCACTCTTCCAAAGTAACGGTATTTCTTTAATACTAACATTTTGGGATGAACCGCTTATCGCAGACACCCTTTTCATCTATTATTATATCACAATTTTATAAAATGTCAAGCGCTCCTAACGGGGCGCATTTTATTCCTGCCCGAAACGGTTAAGGCTTAAAACTGTCCCGAAAAAATAATATTATGGAGGTTTTTATTATGACAAAGAATTTAAGCTATTTTATGAGAGAGGAAAAGGAAGAGATTATTACGGCGCCTGCTCCGGAAAGCTTTAAGGATGAAAGCGGTAAGCCGATTCAAATGGAAATTAAAGTATTATCAGGCGAAAGAATAAGAAAAATTACCGACAGTTACCGAAAGAGAAGCGTCGCATTCGATAACAACGGTAAACCGTATATAGAAAACGGAGAGGTTGTTTTCCAGACTGAAAACGATACGCCGAGGGCATTCCGTCATATAATTGCTGAAGCTCTTGTATTTCCGAATCTTTGCGATAAGGAGCTTATGGATTTTTATCGCTGCTATGATAAGACAGAAATGCCGCTTAAGGTTTTTTCAAAGCGCGGCGAGTACGACCAGGTATTCAACACTGTTATGACGGCTCTCGGGCTAATGCAGTCTAAAAAGGAAACCGAAAATAATCTGGTTGAAGAAGCAAAAAACTAATATCCTGCAAGGGAAGCGATTCTTATTGGGCGCATGTTTTATGGCAGCGTCACGGACTACGTATGGAGGAGTTTGAAAAAATGTCTAAGAGGACCAGGCTCTTCTATATCGCGTCTGAGGTATGCGAATCAGAAAACCCTTGCAGGACTGATATTGAAATTTTTCTTGCTATGCTTAAGAGAGGAGTGAGATTTTGAAGAGTGAGTATACCGCTAAATTTAGAATGGTAGATGAAATGAGCGCAGCTATGGTCAGGTTAGGCGATACCGGAGTTAACGCGATAGTTGATGTGGAAAAGTCAAGCGTTAGGCTCGATTCTGCGTTGCTAAACACATCCAAAAGCTCCGCCGAAGCGGCGGCTTCTCTTTCTAAGCTTTCCGGCAATTCAACGGGGGCCGTTACGCCGTCAAGATTATTAGCAGACGCAATGTCCGATCAGGCGCGCAAACTTGAACAGGCCGCGGAAAAAGCCAGAAATAAGGCAAATATAGACGCACAGGCAGCGGCAGAGGCTAAAAGATTTCATGAAAGCTTAAAAAGTCAGCTAATGACGGTTGACAAAGTGACCGATTCCATGAACGACGAGGTAGTTCAGGCGCAAAAGACTTCTGAAAGTCTTGAAAAAGTTGCCCAGAAGTCGGAAAAAAAGGCGAAAAAAGCGGAGGAAGCCGCGGCGGCGGCGAGGAAAAATGCTTCTGCCACAGAAGCGTCCGCGCAAGCGGAAGAAAAAATGTATGCAGCTTCCAACAAAGCCGCTAATGCGGAGCAAAAGGTTGCGGACGCGCTTAACAAGTCTGAGCGCGAGGCTAAAGAATACGGCGAAGCGTTGCAAAAGGCCTCCGGCGAGAGTGAAACTTTAGGAAACAAAGCCGCTAATGCGGGAGAGCTTATCCAGGACGCTTTTGCAACTATCGGGGTAGTGGCCGCGCTGAACAAAATAAAGGACGGTTTTGTTTCCGCCGCAAGCGCGGCGATAGAGTTTGAAAGCGCCGTAACCGGAGTGTACAAGACGGTTGACGGGACCGAAGAACAGCTCGCTGAAATAAGCAGCGATATAAAGGAAATGTCTCTTGTGATTCCGTCCTCTACTACCGAGATTGCAGGCGTTGCCGAATCAGCGGGGCAGCTTGGAATCGCCACCGAAAATATAACGGACTTTACTGAAGTAATGATAAATCTCGGAGAGTCTACTAATCTGTCATCGGAGCAGGCGGCTTCGTCCCTTGCGAAATTTTCCAATATAACTAATATGTCGGCTGACAATTATGAAAATCTCGGCTCCGCCATAGTTGCGCTCGGCAACAATTTCGCCACAACAGAAGCGGATATAGTTGAAATGTCAACAAGAATGGCGTCCGCCGGAACTCTTGCGGGCATGTCGGAATCTGATATTCTCGGACTTTCCGCGGCAATGTCTTCTGTGGGAATCGAGGCTGAAGCGGGCGGCTCCGCTATGTCTAAGCTAATGACGGATATTCAGGTTGCCGTTGAAACAGGAAACAGCAGCTTAGAAGATTTTGCTTCCGTAGCCGGTGTGAGCTGTGAGCAGTTCTCCGACATGTTTGAACACCGTGCTGTCGACGCTCTTTATTCCTTTATAGACGGCTTAAACGACGTTGAAAGAAACGGGGAAACCGCTACCGTAATTCTTGAAAATATGGGCATAAGCGAGGTCAGGCTTTCTAATGCGGTAAAATCCCTTGCGAATAACAGCAGCGGGCTTGCGGGCGCGGTAAGTCTTGCGGGGGAAGCCTGGGAAGAAAATACGGCTCTTGCAAATGAAGCGAATACGCGTTACGGCACGCTTGAATCGCGTCTTACAATGACGCAGAACGCGGCCAATAATCTTAAAATAGCAATCGGCGATACGCTGACTCCCACAATAGGAGCGTTTGCCGATATGGGAACAAGCGCGCTTACATGGATGACGGATTTTGCTGAAAAACACCCCGTCGTCGTAGAGGGAATAACCGGCATAACTGTCGCGGGAGCAGGGTTTATTGGAACGGTTACAGTCGCCGCCGCTGCGGTGAAAGCTTTGAACATTGTAACTAATACTTTTAATTTAACTTTGTCTAAAACCAAGGTAGGATTAATAATCGGAGGAGTTGCAACAGCCGGAGCGGCTATCGGCGGGCTTATACACCATTTTAATTCGGCAGAGGACGCTGTTGAAGATTATAACGGCACGCTAGAGCAATGCAGGATAGAAATTGACAGTACCGAGACTGCTTACGCAAACGTCTGCAAGTTATACGGAGAAAATTCAGAAGCCGCGAAAAGTCTTTCCAAAGAACTTGATACGCTGAACGCCCAGTATGAAAAAGGCGGCGGAGTTGCTGAAGAGATGGAACAGAAGATAACAGAACTTTCTGATTCTTATAATTCTTTAACAAGCGAAATTGACAATTCATATAAATCAATTGATCAATCTGAACAAAGCGGTTTGGTTGCAATTGCCCAATTGACTGCGTTATCAGATAAAGCACAGATTACGAATACTGATCTTGATTTGATGGCTAATTACGCTGATTATCTTAATGATACTTTTAATTGTAATATCGAGGTTAATTATGATACGGGTGAATTAACAGGCTTTGATCCAGAACGACTTGTTGATAATTTAATGGAAACAAGCGATAACAGAAAGTTAAAAGTCTCCATGGACTATCTTTCTGACCCCGACATGCAATCTGAATACGTGGACGCGTATAAAAGCTTTCGCGATAAATCTATAGAACTTGCCCCTTTCAAAACTGAATATGATCGTATCATGAATCCTGATCCAGATGGGGTTGTTGGTACAAAAGCGGATTTAGATGATCTCGCAGAACAGATGAAGGTAAAACCCAATGAGGTTAAAGGAGTATTTGAAAATCTTGAAGATTTGCAAACCCAATATGAAAAATATGATGCGTTATTAAAAACGCATGCCGATACTGTTGACGGAACAGGGGAAACATACTACTCACTACGTGATTCGTTACAGGAAGTTGCGATGGCGGGAGGGGAAGTCACAAAATCAGCCGAAGAAGCTAATAACGCCATATTAACCCCTCAGGACGCCGCAAGAGACGCTATGTCCGAAGTGGCTGACGAAATACTAAAATTATCAGAAGCTTACGACGGAGCATATATTTGCGCTCTTGAAAGCTTTC